GTAGATTCACTTGCTATTATAAAAGATTACTTTTCAAAGATAACAGTTAAAGATACTTTAAATTTAACATACGATTTTCCAGATGTAATTACCGATTCATTAGGTAACAAACCAAGTGGAGATTTAGGATTTGGTATTTTAACTGATGTCATTTCACAAAACTCAATTGAATCTAGAGAAATAGATTGGTTCTTTAAGATTCCAACTGTATATAATACAACGATTGTGAAAGAATTACCAAAGAATGAATTCTATTGGGGTATTAATGGTGGATTTAATAAATCTGATATTATTAGTAATGTTGGTGGGGGATTAATCCTAAAAAGTAAAAAGAATAATTTATATCAATTAGGTTTAGGTATTCAGAACAATTCTAACACCTCACAATTGGCACCATTTGTTAGTGCTGGTATGTATTGGAAGATAGGAAAAAAATAAATTTAGTTTGGCTAAAAAAGCATCATTAAAACAAATCATAGCGGTAGAGTACAAACGATGTGCATCTGACCCTATTTACTTCATGCGAAAGTATTGTATGATTCAACACCCTGTTAGGGGTAAGATACCTTTTCAATTATATCCATTTCAAGAAGAAACATTAGTTGACTTCAAAGACCATAGATATAATATCATTCTTAAATCAAGACAAACTGGTATCTCAACATTAACTGCAGGATTCTCTTTGTGGAAAATGTTATTCAATGATGATTTTAATTGTTTAGTAATTGCAACAAAGCAAGAAGTAGCAAAGAACTTAGTAACTAAGGTTAGGGTAATGAATCATTATCTACCATCTTGGTTAAAACTAACAACAGTTGAAGATAACAAACTATCTTTACGATATTCAAATGGTTCTCAGATAAAAGCAACATCAGCTGCTGGAGATGCAGGACGTTCTGAAGCACTATCCTTATTAGTATTTGATGAAGCTGCATTTATTGATAAGATTGAAGAAATTTGGGTATCTGCTCAATCTACTCTTTCAACTGGTGGTAATGCAATTATTTTATCTACTCCAAATGGTGTAGGTAATTTCTTTCATAAAACTTGGGTAGGTTCTGAAGATGGTACAAATGGATTTAATAATATTAGATTACATTGGAGTGTACACCCAGAAAGAGACCAGAGTTGGAGAGATGAACAAGAAGTTTTATTAGGACCAAAGGGAGCCGCACAAGAATGTGATTGTGATTTTGTATCTTCTGGTGATTCGGTTATTGACCCACAAATACTTCAATTTTACAAAGAAACTTATGTACAAGAACCACTTGAAAAGGGTGGGTTTGATGGAAACTTATGGAAATGGCAATTTCCTGATTATACAAAAACTTATATAGTTGTAGCGGATGTTGCCCGAGGAGATTCTTCGGATTACTCTGCTGCTCACGTTATAGATGTTGAAGCATCAGAACAAGTGGCTGAATATAGAGGTAAGTTAGATACCAAAGATTTTGGTAATTTCTTAGTATCTCTATCAACTGAATATAACAACGCATTGTTGGTTATTGAAAATGCAAATATCGGTTGGGCAACTATTCAACAAGTGATTGATAGAAATTATGGTAATCTTTATTATATGAATAAGGATTTAAAATATGTAGATATAGAACATCAACACTCAAATAGATACAGGTCACAAGATAAAAGTATGGTGGCTGGATTCTCAACTACTTCAAGAACAAGACCTTTAATTATTTCTAAGTTAGAAGAATACATTAGAGAGAAATCAATTATAATACGTTCAGTTAGAACTATTGATGAATTATTCACATTTATATGGATGAATGGTAGAGCTGAAGCTATGAGGGGTTACAATGATGATTTAACAATGTCATTAGCTATTTCACTTTGGGTAAGAGATACTGCTTTGAGATTAAGACAAGAAGGTATCGATTTAACCAAAAAATCAATAGATGGTATATCCTCATATACTTATAGTGGGATATATGGAAGTAATAATGATGATGAGAATCCTTGGCAGATGAAGGTTGGTGATGAGACTGAGGATTTAAGTAAATGGTTATAAATTAAAAGTTTTATATTTATATAGTATAGGTTAATTATAGGATTAAGAAATGGAAAATTACTCAGAAGAACTTTACAATGAATTTAAGTTATCATTAGATGAAACCATCGAAGAATATGATGTTGAAAACTATGATGATTTAAAGGAGTTTATTCACTTTCTAAAAAATATGAAAGAGGATATTAATGAAGCCGAATATCAAGGTAGAAAAGTTAAACTTGGAAAACCAACTAGAGGTGATGTTAAGAAGTTTAAAGTGTATGTAAAGAATCCAAAGGGAAATGTTGTAAAGGTAAACTTCGGACATGGTGGAACATCGGCTAAAAAAGCAGGTGAAAAGACAATGCAGATTCAGAAAGATATTCCATCAAGAAAAAAGGCTTTTAGAGCCAGACATAATTGTGATACACCAGGACCAAGACATAAAGCTAGGTATTGGAGTTGTAAAGCATGGTAATAAAATTAGGATATATCAAATATTTTTTGTATCTTAGTTAGATTATAACATAAAGAAAGTATAAATGGCAGAACAAAACAATAGTTCATTTTTCGATAGATTAACGAAACTCTTTTCCACTCAAGCAATCGTAACGGTTGATAAAGAGGGAAAGAGAAAAGTAGTTGATACCGATGATAGACAACAAGGTACTAATCTTATGAATTTAAGAGATAGGTACACAAAACTACAAAGGTCTTTCGCATCAGATAATATGGCAGCCCAATCAATGGCTTACCATCAAGTTCGTAGAGAACTATTCAGAGATTATGATGCAATGGATAATGACCCAATTATCTCATCAGCATTAGATATCTATGCAGATGAATCAACATTAAAAAATGAATTTGGAGATGTTGTACAAATCAAATCAAAAAACGAAAAAGTAAAAGAGATATTAGAGAACTTATTCTATGATGTTCTTAATATAGAATTTAACCTATGGTCTTGGACAAGAAATATGGTTAAGTATGGAGATTTCTTTTTACTACAAGAAATACAAGAGGGTGTTGGTATTATTAATGTAAGACCTCTTCCAGTTTATGATACTGAAAGATTAGAAAATACTAATCCAAACAACGCTAACTATGTTAAGTTTAATGTAAACAATGACCCAAATGGTAAAGGCGAATACGAGAACTACGAAATAGTACATTTCAGATTATTATCAGACACAAATTTCCTTCCTTATGGAAAGGCAATGATTGAAAATGGTAGAAGAATTTGGAAACAAGTTTCTCTTATGGAAGATGCTATGTTAATTCATAGGATTATGAGAGCACCAGATAAAAGAGTTTTCAAAATTGATATTGGTAATATTCCTCCGCAAGAGGTTGATAACTACATGCAGAAGATTATAGGTAGAATGAAGAAAACTCCATTCGTAGATAAAAGAACTGGAGATTACAACTTAAAATATAATATCCAAAACCTAACTGAAGATTTCTTTTTACCTGTTAGGGGTGGTGATAGTGGAACTCAAATAGATTCATTGGGTGGTTTAGAATATACTGCAATTGATGATATTGATTACTTAAAGAATAAAATGTTTGCAGCTCTAAAGATTCCAAAAGCATATTTGGGATACGATGAGAATGTAAATGGTAAAGCAACTCTTGCTGCAGAAGATGTGAGATTTGCAAGAACAATAGAAAGAATACAAAGAACTTTAGTATCAGAATTAACTAAGTTGGCAGTAACACATTTAGCTGCACAAGGTTTAGAAGGAACTGAAATGGTTGATTTTGAATTAAACTTAGTTAATCCATCTACTATATATGAACAAGAAAAGGTAAATCTTTGGTCTGAGAAAGTTAGATTAGTTTCTGATATATCTGCACTAAATATGGTATCTAAAGATTGGGCATACAAAAATATATTTAACTTTAGTGATGATGAAGTTGATTTCCAAAAGGTTCAACTTATTAATGACCTTAAAGATAGGTTCAGATATCGTTCAATTGAGGATGAGGGAAGTGACCCAGCAATGGAAGTAGAACCAACTGATGTGGAAGATGAATTAGAAGAATTAAAAACTGAGTTAAAAAACAAAGGTGGTAGACCAAGAGAGGGAAACACTTATGGAAAGGATAAACATCCATTTGGGAGAGACCCACTTGGTAAAAAAGAAAATCAAAAAGCACTGAAAAAAACAGAGTCTACAATTAAAAAAGTTGCTAAAGAATATGTTAATGGGGTTTCGGCAAAACGAAAGTTAATAGGTGAAAATGGAGACTTTTTAGATGACACTAATTTGATTGATGAATAAAAATTAAGGAAATCAAAATAAACTTATATTTATATACGATGTAACATGTCGTATATTGATATATTATTATAGGATAAAAACATAATGAAGAGGGTAAAACATTCAAAATTTAAGAACACAGGTATTATTTTCGAGCTTCTCGTAAGACAAATTACGTTAGAAGTTCTAAATGGAGATACTACTGAGAAGGCTAAAAAAATCGTTAGTGAATTTTTTAGTCCAAAAACCGAGTTAAACAAAGAGTTGAGATTATACGAACTTCTTATGAAGGAAAAGTATAATTCAGAATCAAGAGCTGAGAAGTTCATAGATACTGTTAACGAAGCACATAATCGTATTGACCAAAAACAATTACATAAAGAGAAGTATAATCTAATTAAAAAGATTAACGAATCATTCAATATGGATGACTTCCTATCTTCTCCTATATCTAATTATCGTTTGATGGCATCTATCTATAAGATTTTTGAATCTAAGAAGATGG